CTCTGCGACTGGCCTCACCTTCTTCCGTTACATGCGCAATCTGCTGTTCCGCAATGGACCGCACTTCCCCACATCGTGGGCATGGAACGAAGTCAAGGTGCCGACGTACGAAGTGTTTTACGACGATGTGCTAGCGACAAGAGTTGAACCGAGAACACGAGTCAAGCAGCCCTTTCGAGACGCCGGGGCGGATGATGCTGCCCCCACTCTTGACGAACCGATGCGCGTACCCGGCCGGGACCGTGGAGAATCAACTAGCAGGAATCGAGAAGCGAGTCCTTGCCGTAGTTCCACTCCCACACCCCGCCTTGGTTCGCAGCCCGGACTCCCCACGCCCGTTCGTGTACCTGCCGGATCACCCAAGATTCGGAATCCCGGACCAGTACCTACTACCCCTCGTCGAGCGAAGTCCTCGCTGGCAGGCGGAAGTGGTCGAACTAGCCCGGCGTCGCAAAGTACAGGAACCAACCCTTCCCTGGCCGAGGGAAGTGGTCGCCGCGGAACTCGCCAACAGCGCCGTCGTATGTGCGCTCCGCGAGAGCAAATTCAAGGCAACTGGCGAAACCCCCCATCCCTTCTCGACCTCCACGTTAGCAAGCCTAGCGAAGGAGTTTTGGGAGCTGCCCGAAAACGAGTGGCTGACACAGCTGGAACCCATGGATTTCGATCAATGGGTAGCAAGGTTTAATCCAAGCCGTCAGAAAACCCTCCGAGCAGCACGAGAAGCGGTGAAGACGTCCGGACTGGCTCAACAAGATGCTGAAGTCGGATGTTTCGTGAAGATAGAGACGTCCACAAAGGCGACTGACCCTCGTAATATTTCCCCTCGGTCGCCCAAGTTTCTATCCACGCTCGGCCCCCTTGTAGCAGCTATTGAATTGCGTGCGAAGCACTGTCAGTACCTCGTCAAGGGCCACAGCCCCGCCACGCGTGGGCCACACATCCACTCCCACTGGAGAGGAGCCGTCATCGAGACCGACTTCAGTCGGTTCGACATGACCGTCTCCCTAGATATCATCCGCACAGTAGAACTCCAAATGTTCAGGCGGGCTATGCCCGCCGGTGTTGACACGGACATCGACTCTTGCATTCACATGCTCGAGTCCATCCGCGGCACCAGCACCCATGGAGCATCCTACTCAGTGCTCGGCACCCGTGCTTCTGGCGACGCCCACACGTCGATCGCCAACGGTGTTGTCAACCGCTTCGTCATTTGGGCCTGCGCCAGGGCTGTCGACCCCGACACCTGGTGCTCGTTCCACGAAGGCGACGATGGTATCATCCACTGCGACGAGAATGTGTTGCCAGCCCTCACTAACGGGCTCGAACTCGCTGGACTCCTAGGGTTCAACCTGAAGGTTGTCATCCCGCCCACACATGAGCACGCAAATTTCTGCGGACGACACACATGTGCGGGCTGCGGCATGGAGTACTGTGACATCCCCCGAACGCTGGCCAAGTTCCCAGCCACCTGCAAGCAAGGCT